ATGATATGTTTAAGGTCGAGGGTCTGGGATTTGAGGAGATGCCTTTAGAAATAGTAAATGAGTATGCTGAAGCTGACGTAAAAGCTTGCGGCGAATTGTTTCTAGCCCAGCAAGTTATATTAGAGCGTGACCACAATCAGTCTTTAAAGAAGGTCATACCCTTTATGCATGAGATGCTTCTATTTCTATGCGAGATAGAGATGAATGGCGTGAAGATTGATTTAGACGAACTTGAGCGGGTTGAGTGGGAGTTTGAGACTGAGAAGGTCGCGCTAGAAAAGTCCCTAAGTGCAATTGTTGAAGATGTGATGGGTGATACCCCTATTAACTTAAATAGTGGAATGGACCTGACGCGGGTAATTTACTCGCGGGAAGTAATTGACCGGGACATCCACAGGCAGACGTTTAATATCGGCACCAATGATGCGGGTAAGTCTCTACGGCCACCTTATATGAGCAGCAGTCAGTTTGTAGATGCTGTAAGAGCCACCACTAAGATTGTACATAAAACGCAAGCATCTAAATGTCCTGACTGTTCAGGGATAGGGTCTATACAGAAGTTTAAGGTGGTCACTCGAACTAAGCTGGGTAAGAAATACCGGGTGCCAGGCGATGCTTATAAGAACCGTTCTAAATGCCAAGTATGCCAAGGTGCTGGTGCTATTTATGTGAGTACTGGGGTTTCAGCGGGTCTACGGATGTCACCGTCTACAGCTCATGACGCTAGTATTAACGGATTTAAGACGGATAAGGTAACGATACAGGGTCTCATACAACAGGCTGAGAGAAAAAATAATCTCCGAGCTGTTGAGTTCTTGACTAAGATCAGTCGGCTAAATGCAGTGAGTACTTACTTAGATAGTTTCTGTGCTGGCATCCAGCGGGGGACTAGAGCAACTAGTTTCCTCCATGCTAACTTTAATCAATGTGTTGCAGCCACGGGTCGGCTGTCCTCCGGTGGCGGTATCACACTTAACCTCCAGAACATGCCTAAGCGAGGTTTTCCTGTACGCAAATGTATTGTCAGTCGTTTTGAAAGCGGCCTGATTTTAGAGGCCGATTACTCAGGGTTGGAGTTTCGCACGGCTTGCGAATTGTCGAGAGATAGCCAAGGCATAGCCGACATCCTTGAAGGTAAGGATATCCACAGGCAGACCGCCTCAATAATTAATCAATGCAGTACTACTGATGTAACCAAGGATGCCAGACAGCAAGCGAAGTCCTTTAGCTTTCTCCCACTATTCGGCGGAACTAGCTATGGCCACCCGCCTCATATTGCTGCGTATCTGGATGGTTTTTATGACATCTACAAAGGCATACATTCCTGGCATCAGTCTCTGATGACCGGGACTTTAAAGAACGGAACCGTTGAGACACCCAGTGGTCGGCAGTATTTTTGGCCTGATGTTGTTAGAACTAAAAACCAACGGGTTTCTAATGCTACTCAGATATTAAACTATCCGGTTCAAGGCTTCTCAGCAGACCTAGTACAGCTCTCCTGTATCCGGGCATTCCGCTTATTTAAACAACACAACCTTCTCTCAAAGCTCATTCTAAGTGTGCATGACAGCATCGTTGTAGACACTCACCCAGACGAAATTGAACAGGTTAAAGGCATTTTAACACAGGCTATGACTAAGGTGGGAGAGGAGTCTGAAAAACTGTTTAATTACAAACTAGTAGTACCTCTAGATATAGAAATTTCGGGAGGCATAAATTGGCTTGAACAAGAAGAATACGCTTGAACTAAGTGCTTAGTTAAAGTATAATGAAAGCTCCCTATTAAGGAAAATAACAATGACTGAATTAGTAGTACAAGAAGGTGGCTTAACGCTTGCCGAAATTAGCGCCAAGTTAGGTGCATCATCTACATCAACTGGCCCAAGTATCCCCGAATTGAAAATGAATTATGATGGGGAAAACGGTCCTATGGGGTCTTTCTATTTGAAAACAGGCCATGACCAAGCCTATGCTACGGACGGCGTTAGGTTTCGTGCTTTTAGTAATCACATCCAGTTTCAACACTGGGGTGAGGATAATTCATTAATTAATAAATCTCTATTGGTAGTAAATGAAAAAAAAGAAGCCCGTGATCAATTGGGTGGTTTTCGTTGTAATGTACCAACCTACGATCAATCTATTGCAATGTCTTTAGAAGAAAAGAAGAAGTTTGAAGGTAGGGACAAGTACCGAGTTGTTCGAGGTTTAATTAGCTATACAGGCAAAACCTCTGATGGGCGGGAGATTACTTTTGAAAACCAGCCGTGTGTTCTAAAATCTAAGCGTAAGAACTTCGGCCCCTTCTATTATGATATTGTCAGTAAGCTACCTGAAGGTAAGAAATTGTGGGATTTTGAGAACATTCTATCAAAAGAAACTAAGACAAATACGCATGGTAAGAAATATTACATTATGCACTTTGCACCGCAGTTTGGTAGCCCACTAGAAATGGATCAGATTACTTATGACAGCCTTTCGTATATCGATAATCTGATTTCTGTTGAGAACGCGGATATTGAAAAGCACTTCAAAGAGGCACACACCAATAATGTGGAAAATGCACAGGCGGATCGCATTGATACGGTTATACAAGCTCTCGATGCAGATGTTGCCTAATGGGTGTCATTACTAACATGAGCAATGAGGTATACCACGCTACGTCTGGTATATCCTCTTCCGCCGCCAAAGCTGTTTATAAAAAGACATTGGCTCATTGGAAGGGTGAGAAGCGAAATCCTAACAACCCGGCCTTCGCTATGGGTACATCAGTCCACGCTCTATTGCTGGAGCCTGAGAGGGACTTAGTCATTAAGGGTCCAAAGACTAAAGCCTCGGCAGCCTTTAAGGAAATGAAAGAGGAATTGGCCGAGGATCAAGTCCTACTTACGGAAGTAGAGTACCATGTGGCCAATCGCATTGCGAAAGGTGCTTTGGGTAACCCTACTTGTGCAAAAGCTCTAAAGCATCCTGATCGCGTTAATGAGATAAGTATCTTTCAAAAAGACCCGATATCCCAATTGATGCTTAAAACTAGGCCTGACTTAATGATCGAGTCTGAGAATACTGTCTATGACGTAAAGACCACGCAAGACGCTAGTCCCCGTGGTTTCAGCTCAGAATGCTCAAAGTATTCCTATTTCTTGCAGGGGGCATTTTACGTCTATGTCTGTAAATTAGCTGGTTTTGATATATCTGAATTTAGCTTTATTGCTTGCGAGAAATCCGCTCCTTACGTCAGTCATATGCACGTTATGGGTCCAGAGGTAATGGAGTGGGCCACAGTCCAATTACATAAGACGTTGGCTGTCATTGCCCAAGCGCAAGACGCCGAGGAATACGGCACAGGCTGGGGTGACTATTCAATCCTTGAGAAACCCAAGTGGCTATAAGCACAGCAAGCGGTAAGGCAAAGGGTAGAAATCTTCAGAAATGGGCGAGAGATCAAATACTGGCTCTCTTTCCCGCTGATCTCTTACCTGATGATGTTAAGTCTTGTGCAATGGGTTCTGGGGGTGAGGATGTCCAGTTAAGCCCAGCAGCCCGTAGGCTCTTCCCTTACTCTCTAGAATGCAAAGCACACAAGGCATTCGCTTTCTACAAAATCATGGATCAGGCCGCCGCTAACGCCCCTACAGGCGCAGAGCCTTTGATCATTATTAAAGGTGATCGCAAGAAGCCGCTTGCCGTCCTCGATGCAGAACATTTCTTTAAATTAACAACCAGAGGTGAATTATGAGCAAACTACCAACCAACACCATCCGCATCGATATGACTATCGATCAAGATGCACAGGTAATTGATGTTGAGATGGACTGTAGCTTCAGCTCAACGATGCCTGTTGAGATGCGGGTCTTCTACACGGATGTAATGCACGGACTCATGTCTAAGGCCCGTACTGAATTAGATAGCTTTGCAAAAGAGGGTTATTATCTTCGAGAGATTGGTGCGCTGCGGGGTATCCTTGATGGAGATGATGACGAGGATGACTTTGAGCTTGGATTTGAGCCAGATGAAGAACTGCTAGATAAAATAACGGAAAAAAAGAACGGCAGCAAAGTCATCAGCTTTAATAATAAGAAGTTACATTAGGATGGCTAAGTGGGGTGAAATTCCGCCAATAGCCGGGGGGCGGACAGCTCCTGACCCAGTAAATCAGCCGCCTCATTATAATAGCAGTTCTATTGAGTGTATCGATGCGATGGCAGCAATGGCCGAGGGTACTCAGATGCTCCCCCACGCGGCCTACTGTTGGCAAAACTCGTTCAAGTATTTGTGGCGTTTTCCATACAAGCACACATCCGTTGAGGGCAGCCTGACTGACCTGAAAAAGTGCCGCTATTACTTGGATCGATTAATTAAACAAATAGAGGTTGATTTATGACTACCAAAGAAAATGGATACAAACTTCAGCCAGTTCCAGGTCGGATGCCACAAATCGATGGTATACTGACGATGGTTCGAGATTTTGCAAAGCGTATGGATCAGCCTTTAGATAATGTATGGCCAACTAGCTTAAAACTGGAAGATTTTCGCTGGTCAATGATCCAAGAAGAGTATGCTGAAGCTTTTGAAGAAAGCTGTAATCGTAACAATGAAGCCGCGATGCTCAAAGAGTTAGCGGATATGGTTATCGTCATCTTTGGCTATGCAGCCACCTATGGCTGGGACTTAGACCGCGCTGTTCGCAGGGTCCATCGATCCAACATGAGCAAATTAGGGGTAGACGGCAAACCTCTAAAAAACCCTGAAGGCAAAGTTCTGAAGGGACCAAACTACCAAAAATGTAATCTTGAAGACTTAGTGGGGCCAAATATATGAGTTCGTTTAAATCTAATCTAAATCCAGAGTTTCGATCCAAATTCTCGGAAGACATATTTAATCATAAGTATCGGCATGAAGGTGCTGAGACATGGGATGCTTTATCGAAGACACTGGTTGAAGATGTTTGTGGCGGCGAGCTTACAAAAGAAGAAGTTGATCAACTTACTACCTATATTCGTGAAATGAAGTTTATCCCCGGTGGACGTTATCTGTATTATGCCGGGCGTCCAAACAAGTTCTTTAACAATTGTTATCTACTAAAGGCTGAAGAAGACAGCCGTGAAGATTGGGCTAATTTGTCATGGAAAGCAGAGAATTGTTTAATGACGGGTGGCGGAATTGGCGTGGACTACAGTGTTTACCGTGCCTCTGGTACTCCTATTTCTAAAACAGGTGGCACAGCGTCTGGCCCTATTCCTAAAATGAACATGCTTAATGAAATTGGCCGTAGGGTAATGCAAGGTGGATCGAGAAGATCAGCTATTTATGCGTCATTAAATTGGCAACATGGTGATGTGCATGACTTCTTAAAAGCAAAGGATTGGGCTTCGATGCCTGTAGGTTCTACGGGAAAAACTCTGTGGGATATTAAACAAGAGGACTTCAACTTCCCAGCGCCTTTGGACATGACTAATATCTCTGTGAACTACGATACAGAGTGGCTGCTAAACTATTACAAGACGGGTAAAGTTGGTGACGTATTTATGCAAAACGTCCGTCAGGCCATGCAGTCAGCCGAGCCGGGCTTCAGCTTTAACTTCTTTGACAAGGAAAACGAAACATTACGCAACGCATGTACTGAAGTAACTAGCGACACAGACTCTGACGTATGCAATTTGGGTTCCATCAACATGGGCCGCATTAAAGACATTGATGAGATGGCGGATGTTGTAGCTCTGGGAACTAAGTTCCTGATCTGCGGGACGCTAAAGGCAAAACTTCCTTACGATAAGGTATACGAGACACGCGAAAAGAACCGCCGTCTTGGTCTAGGTCTGATGGGTATGCATGAGTGGTTAATTCAACGAGGCTCTCGTTATGAAGTAACGCCTGAGCTGCACCAGTGGCTGTCAGTCTACAAAGGGGTGTCCGATAAAGTATCCCGTGAAACGGCTGATGAGTTTGGTGTCAGTAGACCAGTAGCTAACCGTGCAATCGCTCCCACAGGCTCTATTGGCATTCTCGCTGGTACGTCTACTGGATTAGAGCCTATCTTTGCTGTGGCCTACAAAAGGCGGTATCTTAAAGGCAACTCACGCTGGGTGTATCAGTATGTGGTGGATAGCGCAGCACAGACATTGATTGACAGGTATGGCGCACAGCCAGATAATGTAGAGAGTGCTTTAGACTTGGCGGAAGACTATGAACGCCGTATGGCCTTCCAGGCAGATGTTCAGGACTATGTAGACATGTCTATATCGTCTACCATAAACCTACCGTCATGGGGTTCTAAACTTAACAACGAAGGCACGGTGGATAAGTTTGCTAACACGCTTGCAAAGTACGCTCCTAGATTGCGTGGATTTACATGTTACCCGGATGGAAGTCGGGGTGGGCAGCCGTTAACTTCAGTACCTTACCAAGAAGCTGTCGATAAATTAGGTGAAGAATTTGATGAACATGTAGAGACTCATGACATCTGTGACATCACTGGTACAGGCGGCTCTTGTGGAGTCTAAATATGCCTTTAAGTGCATGTTTATTATAAAAAAAGGCTACAGATCGCTTGACCTGTAGCCTTATATTTACTATA